TCTTCGATGACTGCTATGTCGATCATTGCCGCCTCCTTCACTTCATGACAGGCACATTGCGGCCGAGCGCCGTGTTGGCTGCGTGGATGATCTCACGCCCACGGTTAGCCAGGTAATTGCACACCCACTCCTCGACATCGACCCACGTGTCTTCAGGGATTATCGCGTGGAGCGATTCGAGAAGCCCATAGCTGTACATTGCGCAATGCCCGACTTCGTGCGTCAGCACGACTTCAAGGTCGAGGCCACGGAGCCCGCTCGACAAATATACACACATTGTCGACGGGTCAGTCGTTGCCAGTCTGGAGGTGCCGGTCCTGTCGATTAATCGCGGGTCGTCGCGATCGACCAGGACCGGCCTCCATACGTCGCCGTTCAAAACGAACGGCCTCATGTTACATCTCCGACATGAGGTCTTCGAGGTCGCGCTTGAGCTGGCGCTTGCGCTCGGGGTCGGCATCTTCCATCATCTGGCGGATGTTGTCGATGGACTCCTCGCTATAACCGCTACGGCGCATACGGCGACGGCGGTTCTTCGGGTTGGCGGGGAAATTGCCGTATTGGTTGCGGTAACCCATACGGCCATCACCGTCGCCGTCACCATTGCCATCCATCATATATGGCTCATGGTAACCTTGGCGCCCACCGGTATTACCGCCTTGGCCATCGTAGCCATAACGCTGGCCGTTTTCCATGGCGTCGATGACGCTGTCGTAATACTCTGCCTCGAGGCAAGATTTCTCTGCCTCCGACAGGTCCTTGATCATATCGATGATCTGGCCCATCTGCTCGATCGAACCGCCGTCCATGTTCTGTAGGCGGCTCTGAGCCTCTTCGATGAGCTTATCTTTCATACGCTTGATGCGCTGCATGTTAGCCTCCTTATGCCTCGCGCTTGACTACGAGTGCGGGGTTTGCCGCCAACTCGATAGCAGTCGATCCAGTATTGACGACGGTCACGGTCGACCCACCGAAACGATTGCAAAACTTCGTCGATGCATGCACGTTGTGCACATCGGTCGCGAGCGCGATGGTCTCGGTCATTGTCGTCTCGGGCAAGGTGTCGCCGTCTACGGCGATTGCCAAACTCGGCTGCGTGCCTGCGGCCCCACCGATATTGCCGGTGAAATCGAATGCATACAGCCCTGCGCGAAGACGCACGGACCCAGAACCCGTGCGATGGAACTCGCCACAGCCGGTATGGAGTTTCACGACATTGAATGTCGCTGCTGCACCTGGCTGAATCGTCTGGGCTGCCGTATTTGACAGAACGATCATGTGCGTTCTCCTTTCATATACAGGCCCGCCCGAAATACGAGCGGGCCATGTCAATGCTTAATTGCAGGCGCAACCATAGCCGGCGCAGGAGCCATAAGGCTGGCCTGCCCACGGGTTGGCCGTGATGTATGCCGGCGACGGGCACGGGCGGAGCGTATCGGTGAGGTACTGGTTCTGGGCGACCTGCGATGCCTGGAACTTGAGGTTCTGGTTCTCGTCGCGGAGGCGCTGGGTCTCCTGAGTCGTGAGGTAATCGACAATGCGGTCGCCGACCTTGTCGATAGCCTGCATAGTGGCGCAATGGTTCTGCTGGTTCTCAAAACGAGTCTGCATCGCTTGCTTCTGGTTATCGCAGCAGCAAGACGCGATCTGCTGCTGGATGGCGTTCATATTGACGACACCCTGGGTGGTGTTGGCCTGGATAGCAGCCTGCGTATCACAGCAGCACTGCGCAAGCTGTGCCTGGAGGGCCTGCGTGCCGAGGCGGGACTCGTAGCCCTGCGAAACGACAGCCTGATTGACGCCGTTGAAACCCTGGCAGAGCGCGTTCTGGACAGCGGCGAAACCGGTATTCATGCCATTTGCGGTCGCATAGAAACCGTCGCACAGGCCGTTGTTGACGCCGTCCATCTTACGTTCAAGCGACGCGAAGTCGGTCGCGAGTGCGAAACCGTTCGGGATACCACCATTAAACGTACCGTCGCCAGTGCCATAACCACCGCCGAAGCCGCGGTTACCGCCCCAACCGAAGAGTGCGAACAGGATAATGAGGACCCACCAGCCACCGTCGCCTCCCCAGCCAGAATTGCGATTGCCATCAGTCACGGCAGCGACGTCCGCGGCACTCAGTGCAGAATTGCTGAACATTGTTCTAACTTTTCTACTAAAATGTATATATTCCCGACACAGAGACCTAGGTTGCGCGCTTCTCTGCGGAGTCGGTTACATATGGAAAAACGATTTCGCCTGCGCGATCGCATCTTCAGGCTTCACGCCGTACGTATTGCATAGGTTGCGCGCGATCTGCTGGCCGCGGTTCGCGTCACCGCTCTTGATGACGTCGATCATCTCACGTGCGTTGGGGTTGTTCTGCAATGCCGGGTTATGCTGGATCATGTTAAGCGCGAAGTCCATAATGTTATTCTGCGGCATTTGCCTTCACCGCCTTCCTACGAGTCGCGGAAGATCGTTTAGTCTCGACATCATACGGCAAACGATCTTCGATCCGCTCGACTACGTCAAACAGTTCTGAAATACGGTTGTCGATAATGTCGAGCTGGCTCGGCTGCTTGGGCTGGGCCTCAGATGCCTCCGGCACGAAACGCATCGTCAAGATATTGCCGTCCGGCGTCCAACGCTTACTGTAGACGCATGAGCCGTCTGCAGATGGGAACAACGCCACAGTTCCGTCGGTAGGCACTTCCTGCACCGTGATGTCGTCAAGCGAGTTAACGACACGCCCAGAAATCTGCGGCACGATACGCGTGGGCATTTGTTGGTATTGGGGTTGATACGGCTGGTACGGCTGCTGCATGGGCATATATGCAGACGCCATCGGTTGGAATTGATTCATGGTTTCCTCCTTACAAATACGGGGCGGCATAACGCCGCCCCAGATACTACGGTAGCTTGATTGTCTGGCCGGCGTAAATCAAGTTCGGATTCGCGATGCCGTTGATCTGCGCCAACACCTGGTACGACGTGCCATACTTAGCGGCAATACCAGACAGGGTGTCGCCAGCCTTGACGGTATAGGTACGCCCGGCAGACGCATTGCCGCCGTTCACGGCTGCCTGCACCGCTGCCGCCTTGCCGGCGATGTTCAGTACCTTGGTGCGGACGGGGTCGTTGCCATAACGCCCCTGCCATACTTCTGCCGCGAGCGTAGCCGGCGAGGCGTCGAAGATATGTTGGATAAAGCCCTGCACCTCAGCATAACGCGTGCCAAGGAATGCCTTGCGGGCATCACCATTGATGTTGCCGTCAATGATCTGGCACACGAGGTCGAGTACAGACCCCTGCGGCGTCGGCACAGGTGCCGGCGCGGGAGCCGGTGCAGGTACGCCGGTAGCCATCGCATAGTTAGCCCATGCCTTCGCGTCGCCGTAAAACACGTCGCCGTCAAGGTTACCGCCGTACCCGGCGATGTGCACGGAGCTCGAAAACTGCCATGCACACACAAGGCCATTATTGACCTTATACGGCATATCGTTGTCGAGGCCGTAATTGATGTCGGTGATACCATTAGACGGGTACCCTGCGATCCATCGACCGCAGTTCGTATTGACCGTGCCCTGGTTGAAACGCCACGCATTGCCGTACACCCACGGCCAGATACCGGTCAATGCGTGGTAATGCTCGACGAAGGCATTGACCCACGCGACAGACTGGTTGGCTTCCCAGTCGAGGATGGGGATACCACAGTGCTCGTAATTACGCGTGTTGTTACGGAAGAACTCGGCTTCGGCCTCGGCGCCATTATTGCCTGCAAAATGGTAGTAGCCAAATGGGATCTTATTTGCGATACATTGCTGTACGTGGATATCACATTGGCTATCAACGAAATTGATGCCTTCAGTGGCCTTGGTCACGACGGCACCGAGGCCGCCGTTCTCGACGACGGTCTTGACGTTAATGCCCTTCTGCCAGCCGCTAATGTCAATAAACTTAATCATTTGCATTCTCCTTCGCAGTGGCGTGTGATACGCCGATGAGTGAGCCTACGAGTGTGCCGGTCGCAGTGATGATGGTTACGGCAATACCGGTAAACTCCCAACTACACGCAGTACCGACAGTGCCAACGAATGTCGCTGCTGCCGGGAGTGCGACGAGGCCTGTCCACTTGAGAACGTTATATGCCTTATCCGGAATAATGTACTGCATGATTTCTCCTAATCTTGGTGCGCTTCCATGATATCATTATACATATGTGTACCGGGTCCGTTTAGCCCCAATTCATCATGATAATGATGATATACATCATCTACTTGTTGTTTTTCAGCAGCTGAACATGGATGCCCTTCAATGACAAAACGTCGGTGTAGATCTTCAAGCCGGTAAAACAGTAACTCACCGAGCATGGCACGATTTTGTACGCGTTCTTCGTGTTCACGACGCGATATGTTACATAATTGTGCCGTGTTGGTTTTGATTGCGTTCAGCAGCCATCCAATTATCGTACCCATAATCGTTGTTACGACAGTCGTCATAATATATTTAAACATTGAATTAATACCTCTTAAACGACAAATATTCTCAGTGCTGTCAATAACGTCAATGACGTCTGGACAACGACGGCATCATGCGCATCATTGGAAACGGCTATAGGGCGGTGACTACTGATTTGTACAGTCTGATCATCCTCGCCTATGCCCCCAATGTGATGATGTAATTCAATCTTATGGCGCCGGCTGTACCGCTCAAGTGGGCGTCCAAATGCTTAGTTCTCGGGTCGTAGAGGATGCCCAAGACAATGATGCCGCTCGCATTGCCGTCCGCGTTCATGGCCAAAATGCAGTCTTTAGTGTTGTTGAACGCCCTCCCCGCGATTTGTTTGAACTGCTCATCGTTGAACAGCATCACAGCGTTGAAGTTCTTCGCGTCGCGCACCGTGGAGCCGCATATGACTTTTGGATACTCAAGTTTTGATACAGACTCTTCGAGGCTCGCGAGCGAGGCTACGGTGTCAAAAAGTTTGACTGGTGTGCCGACGCTGATACCGTTCAACGGGATGCGCCAGAGCTTCAAGTCGTTCGAGGTCGTCGCGGGGTCCGCCGCCGTGCCCGTGCTTGGCGTGCCCTTGATGACGACGGGTGTGATACTCTCGATGCCCGCGCCAGTCTTCGCGTAGCGGGCCACGACGAGGTCATTGCGCTTCTGCCCCTGCGTACCGGACTGGACCGTCAACGAGATTGCCGCCTGATTCCAAAATCTTTTGCCGCCGACCATACCGACACCGGTGCCGAGCGTCGCGCTGTTCGCGCTCGCCATTGTGAGCTTAAAATCGTCACCGTACTTCAGCACGCAGTTTGCTTTGCCGATGGTCGCGACGTTGAGCGCCGACAGGTCGTCCGAGCTGATGTGCTTGGTCCCCGTCATGCCGTCCACGATTTCAAATGCCATGTTACTACTCCTTCGTGTTGCTCATGAACTGCTGAAACTCGCCGTCGTGCTTGGCTGCGAGCTTCTTGTACTCGTCTGTGCACCCCTTGCACAGCAGGCGCGTGGCCCTGCTGCCGTACTGGTCGAAGCGCTCGACCTCGCGCCAGTCACCAGCCGCCGCAGCACCTTGCTGGAGGTACGCGTCCGCGCCGCATCGATCGCAGGTGTAGTGGGTGAAATTCTCTGTCTTTGCCATGTTCTCTCCTTTACTTAGTCCTGAGCCACGTGTGCGGCCCGATACTCGGTACCCGTACCCATGTGCCGCCGATGTTGTTCGGGTCAAACGAGCCGTCCGTCTCCAAGTACTCGCCGACACGATGGGCCATGATCCACGTCGTATTCGGGTCGAGGGTATCGAGGATATGCTGCCACGCCGTCCACGAAGAGTCCGACCCGCCGCGCCGCCACCATATGTCTGCGGCGCTCATGGCGACCTGCTTCGGGTACCCGCCACCACTGTCGCCCCATTGCACGAAGGTGACGAGGGTCGCATAGGTCTCGCTGCCCGAAAGTCCGATGGCTTTCGCCGCCTTGAACTCGACCACCGTCTCGTGTGGATGGTTCTTCATATACCAGCTCGGTGGCTGGTTGTCGTTCCTCGTGTCATTGATTTTACCACCGCTCGGCCCCTGCGGGCCCATCGGCCCTTGCGGGCCTGTCGGGCCTTTAGGCCCCTGTATACCCTGCGGTCCTTGCGAGCCCGCTGGGCCAGTGGGGCCTGTCGGCCCCTGCTTTCCCGTCGGTCCTTGCGGGCCGGTGGCGCCGGTCTCGCCTTTCGGCCCTTGCGGCCCTGTCGCGCCAGTAGCCCCGCGCGCTCCAGTTGCGCCTTGCGGGCCGGTGGCGCCGGTCTCGCCTTTCGGGCCCTTGATGTTGCCTACAAGGTATCTTGTCATGATCACTCACCAATCTCGTAGTAGAGCTCGCCCGTGGTCTGATTATACGATAGTGGCGGTGCTGCTGCACCGTCCGCCACGTGCGACCAGAGGTTACCATCGGAATCGACTGTCAACGAGAAGAACCCCGACAGCGGGGTCGTGATGCCGGAATCACCGCGATCGCCCTTCTCACCCTTCGGCCCCTGGATGCCCTGAGGCCCTCGTTCGCCTTGCTCGCCCTTGACACCCTGCGGGCCTGTCGCACCCGTTGCGCCCTTCGCGCCGGTAGCGCCGGTCGCCCCTGTCTCGCCTTTCGGTCCCTGCGGGCCGGTCGCGCCGGTTGCTCCCTTTGGACCCTGTGGTCCAGTTGAACCCGCCGCTCCGATCGCGCCGACCGGACCCTGCGGACCCATCGGGCCCTGCTCGCCTTTGACGCCGGTCGCGCCACTCATATCAGCGATGAGCGAATAGCCGTTGGACGTCTTCACGTACAGCTCAGCATTGTGCGGGTCCTCGACGTTCGAACTGATTACAACGAAACCGCCGACCTTCACACCGTCGACCTTCCATCCCGCCTGCATTGCGCCGTAGCTGGCGTATACCTTCGAGATGGAAAAACCCTCGCCTGTGTCGCCCTTAGGGCCTTGGACACCTTGGACACCTTGCAGACCACGCGGGCCGGTCTCGCCTTGGATACCCTGTGGGCCTTGCTCGCCCTTGACACCCTGCGGGCCTTGCTCACCGGTTTCGCCCTTAGGGCCTTGCGGGCCTGTGGCTCCCTTGGGGCCTTGCGGGCCAGTCGGCCCTTGTGGCCCGGTCTCGCCTTTTGTACCCTGTTGGCCTTGGGGACCGCGCTCACCAGTCGCACCTGTCTCGCCCTTAGGGCCTTGGATACCAGTGGCGCCGCGTGGGATACCGAGCGAGAGTGTCTTGACGAGCCCCTCGCCAGATAGCGACGCGGTGGCGTCCGCACCCTCTGCGAGCGTAGACACCTTACCAATGGCGATATCAGCCTGCGCCCACGTCTGGAGCGAGTTCGAGGCGTCCGTTACGGCCTTATCGGCCTTGGCCTCAACGACTTTGAGTGATTCCGCGTCGACCTCTGCACTGAATGTGTAGTTCTCGAGCTTCAGGCCTTTTCCAGCAAGGTATGCGTGCCCGCCACCTCCATCAGCGATCGCGCTGGACGAGTTCTTCGTCGTGGTCTCGCTGCCGACCTCGTACCTGTATGTTGCCACGCCATGTGAGACCTGTACGATCTTCTTCACCACGGTCGCGCTGACGGTCTTATTGTGCACGTTATCGCGTGCCGATATGATGTCGCCGACGTCGACGTCGATATCGTCGTGCACGTCGACCTCGACGCTGCCTCGTGTCTGGTACTCCCTGAGCTTCTTGCCGCCCTCTTCCTCGAGCTTCGCCTCGTCGGCGTTGCTGTAGTCGTAGAGCGCACATATCTCGTCGACTCCAAAGAGGCTCTGGGTGTGGCTGACGTTACCGGCCGTGTCCGCATAGAAATGGACTACGGCGCGGTTCTCGAGCTCGCCAGTACCTGCACAGACCAGGTGATTGATACAGCGGTGAACCGAGGTCAGTGTGAAGTCCAAAAGGTCGGAATCGACCTTGTTCGCGTAGTCAATCGCGAGCGGCAGCGAGATTTCCACCTTGCCGCCATTGCGGCGCATGACGACCTTGCGTCCGTTGGCCTTCGCCATGGCTTTCAGGCCGCTGTAGCCATCCACGAATCGGTCAAAAGTGTAACTCACCGATGTATCGTCTGAAGCGGCGGAGAACAGCCCAGAAAGCCCCATGCGCTCGATGAGCGACGCGAGCACATCGCTCGCCTTGCCGCTGATGGAGAGGTATCCGCTTCCCGAATCGGGGAGCAGGCGCTTGCCTGCCAAAATACCGTGCCAGGTGCGGCCCCTGCATAGAATTGAGCCGGATGCCTCCCTGCCGGCCTCATAGCTCGCCTGGTCGACGACACCGCCATACTCGGTACCGTCGATGAACACGAATTGCCCCTCTTCGGGGGCCTCGCCCGCGCGGGCCTCCAATTTCAGTGCGTTCTCGTCGCTGCCGAAAGCTATGTCAAGCTCGAACTCTTCGATTTCGCGGATATCGCCCACGGTTGAATCATGCACCACTAAGACCATTCGGGCTCGCCCTCTTCCTCGTACAGAGTCAAGTCGAAGCCGAAGCTGTTGTCCCACGAGATTTCGGACGTGCCGACTGGCACGTGCTCGAAGATGTACTCGCCAGAACCCACGCCGCTGCCTCGGTGCGCCTTGCTGAATGCGTCCATCGTGGTGCCGTCTGCGGCGACCACGGTGACGGTGCGCCGCAACGGGTCGATATCCATGTAACCGCCCTCGGGGACGGTCACGTCCACCTGGTACAGGTTGCCGGCCAGGCGCACAGAAGGGTTGACCGCGGGCCCGTACACGACAAACTTCGCGGGGCTGCCGGAGTAGCCTGGGTTGATGGCGTATTGCAGCGGTGGGGTCACGCCTAGGTCGTACGGCAAATCATGCGGCAAGTCGAGAAACTCATAGTCCGCCGAACCCCGCACGGACACGAACGCCGTCGTAGTCCCCCTGCGCCATACACCGTCGAGCAAAACCAAAGTGAGCTTGGTCGCGAAGAAATTGTCACCGATGCCGTCCACCTCGGAAGCCACGACGAAACAACGCTGGAACCAGTCATTGACATAGATAGTGCCGGGCGTGCCCTTCTGCATGTCCATGTCGGCACATCGGCGGAAAGCGTCAGCCTGTGTCATGTTTGCGAAAAACGCCTTGAATGAGACCTTGCGGGCACCGCGCGAGGCCGTGGCCAGTGCACGATACCCGATTTTGTAGTCCCATTCGCGGCTAAAGAGGTCGTTCGGCTTGCCGACATATACACCAGAATTGAGCGGGATGACAGTCCCCGCATTTGACTTGTATTTGATATCAAGCATACGCGACCGCCTTTCTCGCCTTGCGCCCGAACTCCGATTCACCCATAACGGGCGTGAACTCAGCGATGATGGATGGCAGGTTCTCGGCCAGCCAGCTGATAACGGCCCATTCGCCGCCGGCCGTGCTGTTGACGCCGGGTATGGCGATATCTTGTGCCGTTGAAATCATACCGCGCATCGCATTATCTGTAGACCTCAACAACACGTCAGCATCATCGTCGACACCGAGTGCCGCACCTCGCATCGTGTATTGGCCGATCTTGCGGAACACACGCGACGGTGAGTGGACGCCGAGCAAGTTCTTTGCGGCATTGATGGCGTCGTCGACTGCGCCTTTAACACTGTCGATCAAACGGCTTGCGGCACCAGTAACACCGTTTACCATACCTTGAATAATGTTAGAACCGATCGATGTCACCTGACCGGGTATAGACGCGAGGCCGTTGATGAGGTTGCTTGCGAACTGCGATGCCGCGCTCGTGGCATTGCTTGCGAACTGCGACACCCAGCCGACGACAGTCGAAATGACGCCTGAGAGCCATGACGCTATATTGCCGGGCAGCGCAGACAGGAAACCCGCGATACCGGAGATGAACCGCGAGCCGGCGCTTACGGCATTCGACGCCATATTTGCTACCCACGCGACGACATTCGTGATGACCATCGACAGGAACGCCGCGATGTTGCCTGGCAACTGTGCGAACCATTGCACCAACGCGTTGATCGCGTTCGGTAGGTCGACAGTGAAGAATTGCACGACACCTGTCACGAAACCTGAAATGTCCTCATACAGCTGCGCGAAACCGGTGATCACAAACGCGACGACTTCTGTAATGGCTGCAAACAGCTTGATGGCCGTGCTGATCGCAGCTGCTAGCCCGACGCCGATGATGTTCGCGATGAATTCAAGCAGCGGCTGCGCTGTTTGGATCGCCCCAAAGAAATCATTGAAAGCAGGCGACAGTTGGTCGATTGCCGGGAGCACTAAGTCGTTGACAGCATCGTCGAAAGTCTTGACGCCAGAACTGATCGCGCTGAAAACGCTGTCTGCGGCGTCTGCCGCCGGCTTCAAATTGTCATTGAATACGCCTGTGAGCTTGCCGACGACTTTGTCGACACCGAGGAACGCGTCGCGCATGGGCCCTTGCACGGCTTCAGGCAAGACATTGATGAGCGCGTTGCGGAGGTAGAGGCCGACACCCGGTGCATAGTCTGCGACCGTCTGGCCGAGGGTCGTCATGATCTGGCCGGCCCTCTCGATGATTTTCTGGCCTGCAGTGGCGGCGGAAGCGACGAGTTGGTCTGTCAAGACTTCCATGTCCGCGTTCTCGTTGCCGAGGCCGGTGAGCCAGTTTTCCCATGCGGCCTTCGCCATGTTGACGGAGCCCTCGATCGTACTCGCTGCTTCGTCTGCAGTCGTGCCGGTGATGCCCATCTCGTCTTGCACGATATGGATTGCCTCGACGATGTCGGAATATGAGTCGACGGAGAAATCGCGCACTTTGCCCTGCGCTGCCGAGAACTTCTCGGCGTCTGAGAGCAGGCGCTCCAACTCTGATTTAGTGCCACCGTAGCCGAGTTTCAGGCTGTCGAGCATTTCGTAGTTACCGCGCGACAGCGACATATACGCTTCTTGGACAGTCTCAAGCGATGTGCCCATTTTGTTGGCGTTGTCGCTCATGTCCGTGATGGCAGTGTTGGCCATATCAGCCGCGGCCTCGGTGTTGCCACCGAGTGAGCTGATCAGCGCCGCGGCGAAGCTCGTCGAGATCTCCATGTAGCGGTTGGCTGAGACACCTGCCGTCTGGTAGGCATTTGCCGCGTACTGCTGCATCTTGCCTGACGAGGCTTTGAACAGGGTGTCGATACCGCCGACGAGCTGCTCGTAATTCGAATATGCGTCAAGTGCTGTCTTACCGATGGCGACTGTCGCGGTACCCAATGCGGCGACAGCGGCACCACCGACCTTCGCGGCGGTGCCCAATGTGTTTTTGATGCCGTCGCCGATCTTGCCGACTTCGCCGGATGCCTGGTCGTCGCACGTGATCTTGACGGCGAGGTCGAGTAGATTCATACAACTACCAATCCCGCCCTTTTCGTAACATCCGCCACTACCGCGGCGGCGTCAATGTCTTCATATACCTTGGGCCGGACTTGGTCGTACCATCGGCGACCGATAAACTTCTGCTGGCCCATGAGGTATAGGGAGTCGGTGACGTATACCTTGAACGCCATCTCGTCCCGTGCTTTCCTATAGCGGGCCAGTGCGAACTTGACGAATGCGTCTGCCCTTAGAGGACCTCGAAATTCGCCGAGGCAAAGCCAGGCGCATCTGCGCCCTTCCCCGTCTCCGACGATGATAAAAAATTGAGGAACGCATTGTCAGTCACGAGCTCCATGACGTCGGTGAACAACTTGGGGAAATCGAGCGATGCAGCATACTGCTCAGGGGTCACACCCTCGATCGCCGCCATGACGGCGATGATGTCGGCCTTATGGCTTTTGAGCAAAACAGGCAGGCCCTTACACATGCGCTTCGCGAAGAAATCGCGTGCATCCATGCCCTCCGGCACGGCCTCGCGCTTGAACATAGCGGCGACGTCCTTGTCCTGCACCATGTTCGCGATAGGGTCGATGATGTCGGCGATGACGTCGAGCACGCGGTCACCCTTGATGTCACTGAGTTTCATTTGTTTCCTCCTTCTGGCCACGCCTAGGCGTTGGCCGAACCTGCCTTGATGTAGATCTCAAACGGTACGGTGTCGATGTTCTCGAGGCTGTAGTGGCCAGTATACTCGAACTCAAACGTACCCTTCGCCTTGTCGCCGGACTGGATCTTGAAACCGCCAGTCGACAGCGCGCTGATGAGCTTGATTGCGATGAAACCGGCCTTGCCGGTAGACGTGCCGTCTTCATTGATGTCGGAGTAGTCGCCGACCCACCAGATGTCTTTGAAATCCTTGGCGTCGACAGAGTTGCGGGGTACGACCTTGGTCTGGTCGTCGCTCGCGATGGCAGCAGTGCCGATGACAGATACAGCAGCATTCGTGTCCATCGTCACCAACGTGCCGGACATCTTGGCTTCCCAGCTGTCGAGCTTCTTGAGCTCTTTCGTGTTCTTCGGGCAATTGTCGATATCCTCGCCGAAATCGCTGAATGAGGGCGTGGCCTCGAACGACACGCCGCCGCTCGTCGCGCCGACGATATTAGCCTTGTCGACCTCGCCGGTCGCCGGGTCGAATTCGGTAGTGAGGAGACCAGCACCGAGCTGGAGCTTCTTGAAAGTATCCGTAGGGATCTGTGTGAACTTAGCCATTTAACTTGTCCTCTCAAAATGAGGTGATAAACTCTGCCGTCACATTGATATGGCGGCGCTTGATCTTATCGTCTGCGGTGTCACCCATGCTCTGGCAGAACGGCGAGCCCTTTTTGAGTATGATTCCACCGCCATCGCATGGGATACACTTGCAGCCGATAAGTGCCTTTGAGACTTCACGCGCTTTCGCATTTGGCTCTGCCTCGGAGTCGCCGCGATACCAGATGTCCATCGACAACGCGACTTCGCCGCCCCAGAAATCATCGGTTGCGAGCTCGTACGTGATGTATGGGAACTTCGCCTCATCGGGTACGGAAGTCGCCGCATACGCCGGGATACCGAAACCGGCCATGAAACCGTAGACCGCAGCTGCAGGCGTCATGATAGGCTCCATTCCTCGGCGCTCACTTGCTCGAACTCGAACGACGCGACAGGCGGCGTGCGCTTGTCGTCACCATTCGACATGACGCGGAACACCTGCCCGTCCGACTTGCGTTTGAAAACGTCGTGGAACTCGAGCGAAGCATTCGCCGACGTGGTGACGGTGTACGTATTCGTGAGGCCGTCTTTCTCAGCGATTCGCGCCTCGAGGCTCGTGTCCTTCACGATAGCAGCCTCGAACTCGGCGCCTTCCTGCCAGGCAGTCGTGAAACCGCCTTCGCCGTCGGACACCTTAGCCTTGTTCATCACGACGCAAGGCTCTTTGAAAGCATCGATCAAACTCATGGCAACTTCCTCCAACGATTGAGGCGTCGGCGAAATACGTCTTGCCATCGCATGGGCATACCGTCGGAAGCGGTGGCCTTCGTGTACGAATACCCGCCGAACGACTCCGATGTGTACGCGGAATCGGGGTGGGCTTTACACCACGCCTCGACTTCGGTCGCGATGTCGGTAACTGCCTTCGGCACGGCCAACGCCCACACCTCGCCGTCGAATACCTCATCGGTGAGGTCTGATGTCGGGTACTGATGCAGGCCGTCATTGAAAACGCTGCCGACGATGCGGTAATACTGGCCCTTCTTGACGAAGCCATGCGGGAGGGTGAGCTCGCCGTCCATGACAGTGAGCTCACCTGCGAGGTAATCGCATTCGAACCAATTGTGGATCTCGGCGAGCAACTCCTCCAGCATGTCGACTCCTTAGGCAGTCTTCGGCGCGGTGATGATGCCCTTCATGTGACCGGCCTTCAGCGTGTTCTTGAGGGCGACGCCCGCAACGAGCTCCACCTCGCCCTTCTTGACGGCACCCGGGAGGGTGAGGTCGGGCATGTAGGACGTGATGACCTTGGTGCCGGTCGGGGAGATGCCATGGAAGGCGTCGAGGCCGAACTTGACCGCGTAGATATCGGAAGTGCCGAAGGTGCCGGAACCGGCAGCGGTGTCGGCGACGATGTCGACGGTCTTGGTACCGTCGTAGAATTCACCGGCGTCCATGAGCTCGATGCCGTTATACGTCTCGACGACGTGGCCGAAATCGTCCTTCGTGGACTCGTAATAACCGGCGCGGCGGGCAATACCGCGGAGCTTGGAGAGCATCTTGCGGTTCATGAGCAGCATGTCGGGCATGCCGTCGATGCCGGAGATGAACTCGTCGAGCTCGTCGAGGAACTGGTTGTAGTTGGCGTCCACATTCGCGCTGGTAGACAGGTCGGCTGTGGCGGTGTACTCAGTGGAAGAGCCGGAGAGCAGCTTATTGAGGCCGTCGAAAGTGCCGGTAGTCTTACCGGATGCAGCAGTACCGGCCGCGGTGCCATTGATAACACAATTCGTGAAGAAATTCGCGGTGGCCTTGATCTTCTCATCGGCCTGGAACACGAGCTCGTCGATGGCGCCGGAGGTGTCCTGGATGACACGGTCGACCTCGAATGCGCCGCCCATGATGATGGCCTGCGTGGTCTTCTTCTCACGCTTGGCCTCGTTGGCGGTGTACTCGGAGTTGATCGCACGGACGGCGGCGGTGGAAGGCGTCTTCAGCTGGGTGTAGCCGTAGACGAGCGTGGAGCCGCCGGTGCCGGGGGAGATGGCGTTGTCGAAGGTGAGGCGGTCGAGGAGCAGGGAGGAGCGACGGAACATGTCGACGACCTGCTGGTCGACCTTGTCGGCCATGCCGACCTTGGCATCTGCGAGGGTGATAGGCATTATTGCCTCCTTTAATCAGTATTCTGCTTGGTGTACTTCTGCCGCAGGGCGTCGCCCAGCGACTTCGGCTCTGCCGCGCCGTCGCCTGCGCCAGCTGGCGGCGTATCGACTTTCGCGGGCTTCGTATTCGTGGCCGGGATGAAATCCGACCACTCGCCTTTGACCTTCTCCGTAACCTTGTCGGCGTCCTTGATGGCGCCGTCCTCGACCACGATATTAGATAGGTCGGCGACACGCATCACGGCATCCATGCGCTTGGGGTCGACGCCTGCATCGGTGAGCAGCTTGCGGTACAGCGATTTCTTCTCACGGTCGGCGGCAGCCTTAGCGGTATCTGCCTTGAATGCCTCGAAATCGGCGTGCTCCTTCTCGAACTTCTCTTTGTAACCGTCTGCCGGCTTGGCTTTGAGCTCCTCGAGCTCTGCCTCGGCCTTCTTCAGTCGGTCCGCAGCATCCTTGAGCTCGTCGCGCTCGTCCTTCAGCGCGTTGACGGTCTCGGTGTGTGCATCGATGATCTGGTCGATCTTCTCGTCTTCGATCCCCATGGATCGAAGGAGTTTGCGGGTAAGTGCCATGGTGTTCGCTCCATTCCTTCGGACTCTGGGGTGCGTGCTTCGACCCCATACTGTATAGCGCATTGCTTCGCGCATTTAACATAAATAATACCAGGTTAACTGCTGTCGCCGAGGGCTTTTTTCAGCACTTGGCGGTATTGCGCACCATGCTCGGAAGCTGCGGGCCTCAGGAAAGGCTGAGCCTTCTGGCGCGAAGTACCGAGCTCGACGTACGGCGCATATTCGACATTAGTGCCGATGTACACGGCGTTGTCGGCGGTATCCACCTCGTACGTGATCGAGCCACGCAGGTTGCCAGTATCGACCGGGCATTTCTTGGCCGCGTAGTTCTCAGCCAAAAGCCCGATCTTCTCGAGCGCGACACCGATAGCCGAATCGATGCCGTCGACTACTTGTCCGGTGTTGTCTTGCTTCACCGTAACACCGTCGGCCATGTCATGCCTCCTCTTTGGTGTAAAACGGGCAGTCGGCGCCGTCGAAATAGACGGCGTCTGGCTTGATGTTGCCGAGGCGGCGCTCGTACGCCATGCAATATGACTTGTCGGGCGAGTCCTCCCACGGCGCCGGGCCGTGTGCGTTCGCACAGGTCCTGCATTTGCGGGGGTTGCGCTTCAGGCAGCCGAACGAATCGTCGAGCTCGAGGTTAGATACCTTCTGTTTCTCAGTGGCCATGGTACTCCTTACTTGTATTTACTCTTCGAGCCGGTCCACTCTTTGGGATCCTGCTGGAACTTATCGTAACCCTGCTCTGGGTGCAGCTCAAGTACGACATGCATCTTGCCATTATCGTCTTTGTACACGTCTGTCGCGGTGTAGTAACCACCACGTTGCAAGATCATCTCAAACTCACTACCGAAATGGTTCTGTTTCTTCTTACCGTCCCAATCGTAACCGTGGTAATTCGTCGCACCTGAATATGCACTGAACGGCTCGGCGTACATCATCTCAGACCCGGCAGGACAATAGATCTCCATGGCGACCGACTTGTTGCCGAAGCCTTTACCGGTAGCAGCGCCAGTCGATACGAACGATTCGATGCGATTCGACATGCCAACGAGCGATTTGAGCTCATCAGTACTCATACTGCTCAACTTCGATTCGCTCGTACCGAAAAACGACTCCATGGCGTTGTAGTCGCAACCGCGCACGACCCAGGTGTCGTGGTCGTACGATGATTTCTCGATAAGCGACGTCATATTGCGGATCGCCGCGCCCTCACCCTCATAATCGATCCAAACTTTGCCAGGACCCTTATAGAACTCCTTCTCCCACCCCGTACCATAATCGTTATACGGCTTGCGGAAACCTGATAACGGGCGGTTCCATGCACCGGAACTCGATGTATAGCCGTAGATACCCTCACGTTCTGCTGCGGTAGCTCTGCGCCAGACTTCGCCGCTTACTTCTCGGAAATGCTTGTCGGCTTCAGCCGGTGAAGTGAACTTCCATGCATTCGCCTTACGCTCTTCACTAAAAGTCGTATCTTCGATAAGTCCGGTATCGACCATCTGCTTGTGGATCGACTGCCGCTTGAGCTTCAATGCCGACATTTTATCAATATACGTTTGGTATATCTGGCCTTGCTCATCGAACTCTTTCGTGTCGTCGATAAGCTTCTGAACCCACTCCGCATACGATGAGTTATCGCCTGCCTTAGCGAGTTGCTCATTAAACTCTTCGAGTTTCTCTGGGATCGTGTCTTTCTTCGCGTTCCAATCGGCAAGTGTCACGGGGTTTATCCAAATGCCAGAATATGTCTTATCTGAACTCTTTATGAGCTCTTTCAATACGTCGATCTCGTTATCGACATCCTTCAACTGGCTGTCGAGTGAGTTTGCAAGCTTCTGCTCTTTGGTCAGCTTCTCGGCTTTCCATTCCTCATAACTCATCTTGCCGAGTTTGTTGGCACGTTCGACCTCGTCATACTCCACATCGCCGATAACTGGCACAAGCGTGCAGCGGCAATTGTAGACCTCAGATGCGGGACCATCCGGGTCACCGGGGTACTTCAGCCCGTTGCTGAACTCGGCATCGAGTTTGACGACCTCGCTGTCTAGGTGGCGGTGGCTGCCGCGTGTGCGCGAATCGAGCGCCGCGAGCCATTGCTTTTTGACATCGATACCCATATCGGCGGCGCGCTCGTATCCCTTGAGCTTTCCGAGCGAATGCGCGCTCGTCATGGCGGTGCGTGCCGCCTTCATCGCGGCACGCTGGTCCATGGCGGCGATACCGGCGATCGATGCGGCGAGCTGCGGGACCGTCTGGCCCTGCAGCACGGCTTGCGTCACCGCAGACGTGACGTGTCTGCTGTTCCAAGCAGAATCTTTCGCCTTGTCGAATGCCGCCTGTGGGAGCAGGTCGGGCTCGTTCGCGACGAGCTCCATGACGGTGTTCTTGTTGTACAGCGTGAAAGACGTATTCGCCTTCGCGCCGTGTTCGATCTCATATGTCGCGAAGTTCATGCCTTCGGCGTACACGCCTGCCGGCACTTGGTTGACATATGCCATCGCCATCTTGTCGGCGGCGGTGAGGTCCTGCGTCAATGCCTTCTTGAGTGCCTTGAGCTGGTCGTTGTGCAAAGCCTGGTCCTTGCACCAGGCTTTGTACGCCTTCGCGTCCTTCTTGCCGGCTGCGACGTCGGCCGCCCACTTCGCGTCATCGGCTGCGAACTCCTTGAGCGAGGCTTCGATGCGGGAGGTCATTCCTTCAATCGCATCGGCGTAGGTAAGCTGCAGCTTCTCCTGCAGCTCCTGCGCCTGCTTCTCGAGCAACTTGGCCTGGGTGTTCTCCTGTACCTTCGCTGCCTTCGCTGCGAGCTTCTTGCCCGCCTTGCCGGCACCGTCTTTCGACTTGTAGCCGTTCTTGAAAGTGCCGTCCGGCATCAGGTAGCCGTAAGTGCCGTCTGTGAACGTGTTGACGGTATAGCCGCCTTTGTCTTCACTCTTCAGGACCTGCGGGCCTTTCGGCTCTGTGGTGGTAAGCTTGGTGGCTGCCTTCTTGCAGCCGTCTTTCGACTTATAGCCCTCTTTGTGCTTGCCGCCGTCCGTCATGTAGCCATAAGTGCCGTCTGAATACGTATCGATCTGGAAGCCATCGAAGTATTGCGTCTTGGTAACAGTAGGCAATTCCGTCTTAATAACGGTGGGAGGCTTTTTAGTCTTAGCACCAGTCGAAGGCGCATGGTCTTCAACTGATACGAGTTCGTACCCACCGAAGTTCAAGGCATCTTTAATCGCGTCGTCAGCCGTATGGAATACCATTGTCGGCGTATAGCCGTTGACCATTGTATACTTCCACCCAGACTCGAGCTGGATGAGGGGGATCTCATCAACTGAATGGATCTTTTTCACGGTAGGACCACCTTAAACGCTAAAGCATGCCGTCATCGTCATCGCCTTCGCCGCCAGTGGGCGCAGTGGTATTCACCAGCATGCCCATGCGTCCCTCATCCTCGGCGTCGAGGCGTTCCTTGATCGCAGGCACCTCGCTAGGCGAGATGTTCGGCAACTTGCGCAAGATCGTCTCGTGGTCGAGGTACTGCGCCTCGCTCATGACCATGTCGACCTGCTCTTTCTGGTTGCTGATGCGAGTGCGCTTGAACACGGGCGTGTCTTCAATGCCCATAAGGGAGAGTAATTGCTGTACGAACTCGGAGACTTGGTATTCGAAATCGCTCGCCTCCTCATCCATGGGCTGATACGCAGCATCGATGTGGTCGTTGGTCGCGCCTGCCGCCACCGTGTGCACATCGAGGGCGCCGAAGTCCTCGTAGATGCCGTCGCGGATCGACTGCAGGTATGCCTGGCGTGCAGCGTACGGGATCTCCTGGGTATACGCCTGCGCATTGCCGCCGTCGTCGGAATCGACGAGTGCGACATGGTTGATCTTCAGGCGGTCGAGGAATTTCTGCAGGTCCTTGTCGCTCATGCCGCCTGCATTCGACACGAGCCAGTAGATCTGCGCGCAGTCGGTGAGGTCGTTCGCGAAGCCGCTGCGGATCAGGTCGTAGCTGTCGATCGCCTGGCGCATGCCGACCAAAGTCGACTGGTGGAGCTTCGAGCCCCACATCGGCACTACCGGCAATGCCGAGTAGTTCTCGCCGCCGATAACCTGCTCGATACCATCGGCGGGCGTATAGCTCGTCTTCTCGATGTACGGGCGCTTCTCCTCGACGACATCGAGGCGCTCGTTCGTGACGCCGTTCGCGTCTTGGCGGCTCTGGAAACGCGTGTAGCCATCGGCCTCGTAGAGCACTGCCTGCATCGGGCGCGAGCTGTCGATACGCCAGAAGCGGATACCTGCCTTGAGCGTGCCGTCGTATTCGTCCCAGAGCGGGCAGAACTCAGTCAGCGGGAACACGAACATGCGGTTGAGGTTCCAGAAACCGAAGCACACGCCGTGAATGAGTGCATCGTATGCGAGCGTGCGCAGGTCATGGTCGAAATGCTTGCCGAGCTTCTCCTTGGTCTTATCCTCCTTGCCCACCTCGTCGACGTCGATGAACGACACGCCCTGGCCGAGCGAATACATGGTGCGCTGGGTGTTGAGGCGATGGAAGAAATTGCTGGCGATCTTGTTGTTGCTCGCGGTGAAGTCCACGAGCTTGGACCCGGTGATGTCGAAAACCTTCTGCACATATGCGTTGATCGTCGTGTTCTCCTGGCGGTCATACGCGTCTGCCATGCGCGCCGTGCGGTACGCCTTGCCCGACTTATGCCGCTCGATCGCCTCCAGTACGAAGCCCTCGCGGTTGGCGTCGCCCGCCTCCACGAAATCCTGGTACGTGAGCATGCGCGACTTGTCGTCGCGTACCTCGTCCCATCTCATAGTTCAAACCTCCTGGGTCCCTCGTCTGCGCCGCCCATGAACGGCGACTCATATGCCATGTCACGTGGCTTGTATACGCGCTTCGTCCTCACGAAATACCTCAGCGCATCCATGCCGTGGTCGTCGACCTTGACCGGCTTGTCTTGGTCTGCCTTATCATCCCATACATAGCCCGTGAACTCACGCGCCAATTCGGTGAGTGTGTCCCCGATTTTGACCTGGCCCAACTGCATCGCCGATGCGGTATCCCGCACACCGTCCCCGACATCGTTGTCGGCCTTCCTCACCTTGAACCCGCCGCGCTTTCGCAGCTGCGCGATGAACGACGATGCGCTGGGGTCGACTATGACCTCGACCTCCGCGTCCTCAGGTGCGTCGTCCGTGAACACGACCAGGTCGTCGACGTAATCGGGGTCCGTCTTCTGCCTACCTTCCTCGCGTCCTGAATAGCGGTACTCACCGACCGCATGCCAGGTGCCGGCAGAGTCGAGCATCCACTTGATCGCATGGAACGGGTTCTGTGTTCCGTAGTCGATACTCACGCAGTAGCCGCGTACGTCATGCGGTGACCATGTCGGCTCCTGTGCGTCCTTCCAGTTCGGGTACACGAGGCCTTCGGCCTTCGCCCACAAGCCCCTGATGTATCGATCGTAGTACACCGTGCCGCGGTATTCGGCCTTGAGGCCTGCGACATAGGCAGGCGGCAGGAACGGGTTGTCATCGATCGTGTACCTCTGCACGAACATGTCGATACCCGGGTCGGCCTCGCCCTTGTCGATGAACTGCTTGAGCCAATGTGTCGGGCCTGCCGGGTTGCATGCGCCGTGGCACTCGCTGTACGGCAGGCTCAGGCGGCTCTTGAGCATCTCGAATACGTCGGGGTGGATGTCGCAGATCTCGTCGCAATAGGCGAACTTGACCTCTGAGCCTCGGAGCTTCGATACCTGGCCCGCGTTCTCCGCACCGATGCAGTACACTCGCTCGCCGAAGATCTCGCACCAGTTGCGGGCGTTGATGTCGCCTACGAACCGGTCGCCCCACATATCACGCATCGGCGTCAAGACGTTGCGCTCGATGTTCTCCTTAGTGGCACCTAAGATCAACGCCAGGCCTTTCTTGCCGCGCAGCTTGATCAGCCTGTCTGGGATCGTGTACTGCACGGCGAGGTGGCTCTTGCCCGAGCGCACCGCGCCCGTGGCCAGGTTCCAGCGGTGGTGCGCCTCGCGAACGTATTCAGCCTGCTTACGCGTCAGCCGTATCTCCATCGGCCGCCTCCTCGATCTGCACGAGCACGTTCTTCACGTCGATGATGTCGCCGTCATCTGCAGGCAACTGGGGCTGCATCGACCGCCAGGCGTCACCGCGCCTGTTGAACAGCCACATGGCGATGGCCTTCACATCGGCCGGCACGTGCTTCTTGACCTTCTTGGTCAACACTTCCCGGCCTGTGTCGGGGTCGAGCGCCAAGGTCTCTTCGAAATAGTCGTACCCCAGCGCACGCCTGAGCAATGCGCCCTCGACTTGCCCGTCTACGAGGTCCTCCGTAATAGTGAGCGCCTTGTCCAGCTCTGGCGACTGCTGGCGCCATTTCATGAGCGTGCTGTGTGCGATGCCGATCTTGTCTTCGGCGATCGCCTTCACCGATAGCCCTCTGCGCCTCCAGTCGTTGATCAGCTCGATGCCGTCTTCGCCGAGCCAATAGCGCTTGCGCTGTATCGCGTTGTTGAACTTGATATACGGCAAAACATTCCTCCTTGTCTATTGGAATATATTCTACGGCGCTTCGACTGCGATTCACGGCAACCTACGGCAATTGACTGACTAGATTGTATATACCCACCTCGCAAAATTGAAACGCTTTAATGAGTTAATCGAGGTCAACATATACGCCCTCTACTACCTGTCACACTGCTGTCACACTGGTGTCACACCGCTTTTTTCGATTTATCTGCACAGTGTGACAGGTAGTCTCAACAAAACGCGATGTAGACGCATGTATTTGCAACTACCTGTCACACTGTCACACTGACACGCTCCCCTATACCCCTATATTTTGAAAATATATATTCACTAAAGATACCTATGATACCTATAGAAAATATCTAATATAGGGGCGGCCTGCTGTTTGCCAGTGTGACACTTGGGTACCCAACAATCAATCTACGTCGCGTTTTGACGCCTACTACCTGTCACACTGGCCCAAAAGCAGTGTGACAGCATGTGTGACAGCAAGTTACCCAAAACACCGCAGCACACCCGCCTACGTCGCGTTTTGACGCCTACTACCTGTCAACCACGCTAATTTATCGAAAAGTGCCAATTTCGGCCCCTGAGACATGAAAAATGCCCCGAGGCGAATATCTGCCTCGGGGCCCTACAAGCATACGTACCTGGGCAAAATAGCGCCTTCTACGTATGCTAGAATCATTTCTAGGCATGTTTTTACATCTACTCCACTACCCTTGCGCCACAGCCCATACAAAACTTGGGCTCGTCATCGTAGGAGTGTCTGCAATCGCATTCAGAGCAGCAGAGCTCGGCACCGTTGTCGATCATTCGGCACGTGCGCTCCGGTTCCGGTTCGATTAAATCCGCCAATGCCAAAAGCGTCTCCCTCGGGTTAGGGTAATCGTCAACTCCAGTTACCATTTCATGCAGCCTGCACCACCATTCGGACATCGTGCAGCTTGGGCGATACGCTACTTCGCGGCGTACGGCGTCAGCGACCAATCGGCGACGCTCATAGTTAGTCATTATTCCTCCTCCCACTTACAGCAATCGTCACTCCTCAAAACCAGCGCAGCAGTCGTCTTCGTATATGAACGCGTCCTCGACCGCCGCGAGGATGTATTTCGGCGACCGGCGCTGCGTGCCCTTGAGCTTCGCGACAGCATCGGCGAGCTTGGGCGCGCAGACGCAGCAGTCGAGTTCGTCCGATACGAGGCAGTGCTTGCATTCGCTGCAATAACGACGCTCACCGCCGAACTCGCGGTCGATGTCGTCGTCGAAACACCCAGGAGGCATGTTGTAGCCGCTTGCAGGCTCGTTATCGATCATTGCCCTGCCCCTTCCGGTTCGCACTTCTTGAGGAAAATAACGGTCGAATCGCAATGCCGGCAGTGATACATGACCTCGCGCATGAGCGGCCTGCCCTTCTCGCAGACGAACACACGGCCGTTGTTGATATGCCCCGCATGGAAATCGATCTGCTCACCGCAGTTGGGGCATGTGACGCACGTGGCGCATATAGCGCATGTTTTCTCAGTCATGATTAAATATCCCTTCCCAGTCGTCGCAATGCTCGTTCCATCGTTCGATGCCCTCGCGTGTCAATTGCACGTCGTCAGGCCTGCGCTCGTTGGCAAACTGGCCTGTGAGCACATAGTCGATTTGCGCGAAGGTGTGGCACTCCGTACACCCTACTTTGACGGACCGACTGGCGGTCAAGTGATCATCGATTATCTCGATGTGCAGGTGTTCGGTCGAATGGCACTTCGGGCACGGTTTCATAGTCGTCATTTGCCTTCACCCCTCAGCTTGTGGATGCGCTTCTTTATGTCATTGAACACTGCGGCCGTGCATCCGCATGTCTCGCTGCCCGGTTTGGCGCATGTGTCGCAACTCCCATTCGGGCTGTAATATCTGCAATAGTTACTCTCTTCGATGCACCTGTCCAAGTCCTCTTCGAGTTTCTCCCAACTGTCCGGCGGTGTGAGGTAGAGGCGTGAAGTGTAGTAGGTCACAGTATCTAGCACAACCGCCTCCCACACGCGCTCGGGAATGCTCTGACGTACCGAGCAGCAGTAACGAGATACTTCGTACTCATTGCCGCACCTGTCATACAGTACTTTGGTATCGAACGGAATCTCGCGGCCTTCGGCATCTCTAGGCAGCTCAATGTTTGTCATCGATGTTCCTCCATTGTTGTGCAATTTAAAAAGGGCTCGGGGTCAGTGCCCACACTGCCGAGCTTCAGCATCCCAATAGCCTTCCCACGCTCGACCGCGCTTTCCAGCCTAGTCCGCTTCGACTGCCCGGAATCGAACCGGGTGCGTTCGTGGCGCGAGCGGTCGAACCCACGCCGCCTGTATATCGTGATTACATCCACGCCCTCATCCCTTTTATTAGAGCCTGCCTCGGTCCCCATTCCGCTCGTCCATGCGCTTGATGGCGGCGTCGACTTCGCCTTGCGTCGTGCCCATAGCAGCCAGCAGGTTGGCAACCGCCTGCACAGTGTCCATGCACTCGTCGATAAGGCAGTTACGCATGTCTACCCAATCCTGTTTGAACGTCGTAGGACGCATGCTGTCGAGTTCCTGCCACGCACCGAAGACCTCAGCGGCCTCCTCGAGTGGCTTGAGTGCCTGTCCCTTGCTATCATTCACTTTGCGGAACACTCGCGTGTTCAACAGATATCCGTCAATCATCATCTATCACCTTCCTAAATGCATTGATCGATTACGGCCTTGCCACGCAGCTGGCCGACCCATTTCGGTGGGATTGTCCCGAAACCGTAATACACGCCTGCTATAGCACCCGCGACAGCCGCCGTGGTATCGGTGTCGTCGCCCAAGTTGACGGCGGCAAGCACGCAGTCGGCATATGAGAACGTATTTAAAAAACACCAGAGCGCAGCCTCGAGCGTGTGCTCGCAATAGCCGTCGCTTTTGACTGCCTCGACTGGCCTCGATGCGATATACCCGTATCTATGCCAGAGGTCGCCCTTCGCCGGCGTGCCGACATTGCGGATAGTCCGCAAAATGTCGCACAACACGACGCATGACCACTCGGCCACTGGGTGTGCATGAGTGATTGCCGAGACCTCGCGTATATCGTAGGGTTCGATGGGGTCGAGCATGGCGAGCGGTGCCGTCCTCATGAGCGAGCCGTTACCACAGCCGTCATATGACTTCGCAGGCACGCCCATCGAGATCGCCTTTCGACATGTCACGCCGACATCGAACGCATGCCCGTCACATGTGAAGTCACCACGCTCCAGCCACCGGCGGAACATATAGGCGATGTCCGCCACATCGATATACGCAAGCCGCTTGATGCTCGAGCATATGCACAAGGCCATCGACGTGTCGTCGGACCAAGTGCCGGCGAATTGCCCATGCGTGCCGTCACCCACCATGCCTGTGCATTCGAACGTGCCGCGCTCGCAGAACTCATATGGCACGCCGAGGGCATCGCCGACTGCGAGCCCGTATATACATGAGCGCATGCGGTCCCTGTCATAATGCACGCAATTATATGTGGTCGACATAGCGCACCTCCTTCGCCTCATACTCGCCGACGGTGCCATCTGCGAACTCGACGAGCCCGACGGGCTTCTGGTTGTTACCGAGGAATCCGCCTCGTTGGAACCACCCGATCAGGCTGCCGTCATGCCCGTGCACAGTGACCGGCCTCCGCTCCATGGCTACGACCACTTCAAGCTGCATCAATACCTACCCCTCTTCATGTTTCGTTTCTCGCAGCGCCGCATCAGTTCTGACATGTCGTCGATGCCGACAGATGCGACACAGTTGACAATGGCTTGGATCACGTCTGCGGCCTTGTCCAGCATCTTGTCGCGCGCCTTCGCCGAATACCTCTGGTTATCGCGCCGTTGTATCCAAAAGCGCCATGCTACGAAGAACTCCGCCGCCTCCTCGAGCGGCCTCGTGAATTGCTGCCGATCGTCTGCATAGACGTATTTGAACGGCTTCACATCGCCGATCCGCACGATAGCGCCTCCCTCCTTATCGGTCTTTGACCATGTACTCGATGCACATGCCGATCAGCGGCAGGAACAAGAACGCATACTCGCCGCCTACGGCGAAATAGCCCCTGTCTGCGAACGCATACGCCGCGGCGACGGCCGTGGCCACAATCCCCACGACCGTCAACATTGTGTAGATGAAATCGCGCATCGTTAGTCCATCCTTTGAAAACTGGTGCAGTCGCAGCTGATGGCGCGTGCCCTGATGACGGCCTCGTCGCATGTACGCGCCATGACGCGGATGTCTGGGCCGTCTAGGCGCCCGGCGCGCCACGGCACGAACGGCGTACCGAAGTCGATGATGCATGCCTTCCAACCATGCGCGCGATAACGATCCACAGTGGCGAGCGCCTCGATATAGCCCCATTCTGGGATATCGAACGGCTCGGCATCCTCGTCTTCCGGCGGCATGACGAAAACGATATACTCAGGCATTTGTTCCTCCTTCTGGTCGATAAGGCCATTATACTACTTTCAATACACCGATATTTCGATAAATTGAAAGTATTTTCAAAATGCTTTAACGTTCTTGTTGATCAATAATATCTGCTATTTTGTCAAACAGCTCGTAAACTGGCATATCTATCTCATCTATGCCGTTGACGCCAAAAGCCATGAGCACACTGTCACTGAACAGGTAATTCGGCACATCGAAAATAACATTATCCTTGCGATAGTTACGCCAGTAATCGGCTTCAATACGAAAGCGTTCGGCGATCTTTTTAGTGTCGGTAATCATTTGTCCGTCAAGTCCTCCCCACACCACGGGCAATATCGTGGGATCGTCTCGAACTCGGTCCAACTTGTGATATAGCAATCGTCATGCTCATAATGCACGACACCGAAGACGAGGTCGCACCTAGGGCAATGGACGGCGTCGACTGGATCGACGTCCTCTATCGCGACAATCTCATCAACATCGACTATCTTGCGCGGCTTCCACTTCTGGTGCGATGGGGTCGCACCACACGTCGGGCAATCGCATGGCCTCGCAAACTTAATGTGTCGTCCCATCAGTGCATCGCCAACACATTGTTAACCATGGCCGCCTCGGGTGATACGGCATATGCAATGATGTCTGCGGCCGAGAATGCAAGGGCGATGAACAGGAAAATTACCACGATAGCATCGATAATGGCGATCAGGACGAAACTGCTGTACTCGTCGTCGGCGGAACGGATAGCCCATACGAGCACCCGCACCGTGATGATGAGTGTGATCACCAGGAACACGCAGACGATGGAGTTTCTCGTAATCTGCATCGCGGCCCATTTTGGCGCAAATTCCGACAAGTGATTCAACATGTAGTCGGTACCGACGCCTAACTGGTTGGCGATCTCCTTGATGGTATTCGAGTCCATGGCGTTCTCCCTATTCCTCAGTGTGGTCGAGGTCGACGACCACCTCGCCGACGACTTCCCCGTCGACCTCGATGTCGGCACCCTCATGCTTCAAGCGCTTCTCGACTTCGGCCATGAATTCCGCGGCCTTCTCGGCGTATACGCCGACAGTGGGCTCGCCTGCGAACAGGCGTTCGTCATAGCAGCGTTGTGCACGGCGGTTGCCGATCTTAAACAGATACTCAAATGTGAGCTCAGCCGCACCGGCCATGTACAGGTCGCCGGTGAACACAATCTCACGCTTGTCGACTTCCATGCCGACGCCGAAGTATGCCGACACGGTATCGGCCAAGTCGTAACGCCAGTGCTTGCGGCTGCCGACGGTCGTGTGCTCGGAACGGGTGCCTTCGTCGCCGTTGGCAGCCCTGGCCTCGCGTGCGGCGTCATACACCTGCACAGCCTTGTCGATTAGCTGGAACTCATCGATACCCTTTGTACGGCGGTCACGGAGGTTCGCGGCGATCGCCTGGCGGAAGCCGGCGTAGTCCATCGGCTCGTCTTCGATGATCACGTCGCCGGTCTCGCCGTACTTGAATTTCTTGCCGTCGCCTTCAGGCTCGCCCTCGGCCTTGGTGAGGTCGACATGCACGACCTGGTCGGCGAGGCAGAACATATCGCGGAAGTCCTTCGTGACCGTGAGGGCGTCGCCCTTCTTGGCGATGACGCCCTTGCGGTAGAGCGACGGGAACGGGTTCGCCGGCATCTCGACGAGCACGCCCTTCTTGTCGATTGTGCACTCGTTGATAAAACCGAGCTCTTTCTCAGTGAACGTTACCTCTGCCATGGTGTTTCCTTTCAAATTGATGATAACCGTATTAGCCCATCGCGTGGATCTGCTCGAACGTAGGCCTAACTATGATTCCACTGGCACGCCCGAGCCATTGAATGGCCAACTTGGGGTTAGGTGCATACAGCTCAAGGAATTCGCAAATAGAGTCATAATCGAATAAAATGCCGTCACTGAAACCGGCCACAATGTGCAGAATCTCACAGTGGCTGAGGCTTTTAGCCGCCTCGGTTATGGCAGAAATATCCACAGTACGCCAGCCGAGAACGATAGATTCAACCGTGATGACGTAATAATGCAACGCTGCGGAATCTTTGAGATTCGGCTCTTCGACATGTACGCAGTATAGAGTGGTCATAATTGTTCCTTTCGTTTAGTGCATGAGCATTTCGATACGGTTGATTGCCGCTGCCTCGGAGCCGAATACGCCGCGGAACGACTCGCAACCGAAATCAGGGTCGACCTCGGCGAGGAACACCTTGTTGGTGGAAGTGTCGTGGCGTACGACGAACGTGTGCTCATAACCGAGTACGTCTTGCTTGGTGATCTCGATGGGCTTCATTTGCTCCTCCTTCTGGTTGACAAGGTCATTATCCCACGGACCGGCACGCATGTACATACCTATTTTCAAATTCATCGAAAACTTTTTTGATTTATTTGAAAATAGCCGTGTGCTTTCGGGTAGTTACCGGGTAATATAATCTTGTCAACCACGAGGAAGGGAAACACCATGACTAAGACTTTCGACAACGCCATCAAGCTCGAGCGTGTCGCTTTCAAGCAGCCGTTCAATGAGGCATACGAGATCATCGGTTGCGGCCGCCGTGTGAAGATCGTCCTCGACGACAACTGCGTGCACTACTGCCGCTTCAAGGCCACCAATCGTGGCGCGTGGAAATTGATCTGCCGTAAAGAATTCAAGAATGTGAACAAACAGCTTTGCATCAAGAACGCCCTCAAGTGGGTCAACGCCTAATAGCATTACGTGTGATAAAATAGGAGGTGCGGTTTTGGGCCACCGCACCTTCCTCCTTTGTGGGGAGAACGCACCAGATGCAATTGAGCGTCTGGTGCGTTCTTCTATTTACTATGCACTTGTGACGACATCGACACCGGCGTTACCTATCATGCGCATACATACCGGGCACGGTGAGATCTCACTAGCCGGGATGCGTTTGCCCGTCTCGAGGTCGACGCCAGCCAAGTATAGTGTCGCGCCGATCATCTCAAAGCGCGAGGCCGACAACATGGCGTTCATCTCGGCGTGTACAGCCGGGCATGAGCCGTAATCGCCGTCGTTATGCCCGTGCCCGCAGCGATGGCATACGCCTGTGTCGATGCAGTTGACATCACCGCGTGCGGCACCGTTGTAGCCAGTCGCGATGATCTCGTCGTTGGCCACAATTACGGCGCCGTAGCGGCGGCGCAGGCACGTCGACCTAGCCGCCACCGCCAGTGCGATATCGAGGTAATACTCGGCCTTACTAGGCCTCGCCGGTCGATCCGAAAGCACCGTCGCCCCTCTCCTCGCCCAACTGCTCGACGAAGTCGGCCAACACGATGGGCATGACGACTAACTGGCCGATACGGGTACCACCCGGCACCTTCTTGAGCTTGTCCGTCAAGTTGGTGACGATCGCATGCACCTCGCCGGTATAGCCGGAGTCGATCGGCGGCAGCTCGCACACGAGGCCTTCGAGGCTCATGCCTGATCGGGGGAACACGCAGGCCATGACGCCGTCGGGCAGCTCGAGCGAGAAGCCCAGCGGGATGCGACGGGTCTCGTGCGGCTTCAGGGTCTCGCCGAAAGTGGTGTATACGTCGGCGCCGGCGTCGTTGTAATGCGCGCGGGCCGGGAGTTTGATTTCAGCGCCTTCTGCGATACGGTTAATCTTAATTTTCATTATTTACCTCCGTCACGATGGCATTCTTAAAACAATAATCGACAACATTAGATCTCGGCTCGTCAGACGACATGACGATATGTTCGATCTCCGAGATATGGGCCAAAAACTTCTCGATGTCGAACTTGAGGCGTGGCGCGCCGTTATCGACACCCCAGACTTCATGGACGCGGTCGATGTCTTTCATATATGCATGGAGCGATACCGCGAAATGCGTATACTTGCCGTAACCGACACCGAGTTCATTCGCGATATGCTTCTGCAGCTCCGTGAAGAACACGACATCGTAGGGTGTGCCGAGCCATATGTCGTTGGAACGCATGATGCCAGTACAATCGAGCTTGCCGTCGCGGAGCTCGAATACGAGCGCGATGGTGCAGATCTCGTCTTTCGTCTCGAAACGCTCGGCGTTAGGCACGTTGAAATTGATGACTGCGCGGCGTGAATACTGGTCGCGCTTGAGCGTGTCGATGACCTGTGCGACCTGGTCGAAACCATAGCGGTTGAACACGATGGCGCCGTACGCAGACCTGTTCGTCACGCCGTCGTCGCTGATGTGCTTCCAAAATGACGAGAACTTCGAGATGAACTCGACGTCGTCACGGCCGGTGAAATACCATGCGAGCTCACCCAACATGTACGATAGCGAATAGCCCGTGCGTGCCGTCGCAATGTTGTCCGTGATGTCAAGCAACGTGAAACCGCTGTTGAGCATTTCCTTGGTATCTGCCACCTCGTGGCCTTGCACCGAGATTTTGCCGCAGAGTTGGCGGTAGATGTCGTTCATCGACTTGCCTACAACATGCATTTGAGCACCTCCACCATGGCAGTCGCCGGGTTGTTGTCTTCGAGCACAATCGCATTGTCATGCTTTTCGGCCCACTCCTGATAACGCTTGTAGATCTCGACGATGTTCGGGCAGACGACATCGGCGTACTCGTCGCCGCGTTCGTTCAGGCGGCTGATCACGACGTGGAGCGGCGGCAAAAGCACGATGATCGGGATACCGACGAGCCCGCAAAACTCCGTCAGCGCCTCTGCGTCGCCGTTGCTGATACGGGGCTCGCGGCCAAACAGGTCGGAATACACTTGCTCAGACACCCAGCAACGGTCGATGATGACGCCATCGCATGCGAGCTTCTGCTCATACTCACGCGCGGACTGGCCGCCGTTGGCGGTCATTTTCAGAATGTTCATGTCGAGCGCTCCGGCCAATGACTTCGCAAGCGTGGACTTGCCGGCGCCGTCAGGGCCTTCGATGATGATGGGCATGGTTTACTCCTTTACGAAGATGCGTACGCGTTTGCCGTTGACACGGCAGGTCTTGCTTGTCAAGCCATAATGCTTGTTGGCCTGGCGGGTGAACTCGAAATCGTCGTCAAGGAGATCGAGGACTACCA